GCCTGGGCCTATTTGCAGAAGGCAGTAAGCCCTGAGATCATTGACACCTTTGGAGAAATCTTCCGTAAGGTGCCTCCTGGTCCTCCCAAGCTGAGGCCTACGTCGCCTTTTGGTCAAAACATCACCCCAAACTTCACTTATGGTGAGCTTACCCTCTGTGAGGAAGCTCGTAGGTTTCGGAATCAGGGCCAATGTGACATCGCAACAGAGATTTGTGAGTTTCTGGAGCGAGCACGGAACAAGTTTGGCCCTTTGAAGATCACTTCTGGTCATCGTCCTGCTGCAATTAACGCTGCGGTGGGTGGTGCCTCGAACAGTGAGCACCTTTTTGGTGTTGGTTGTGGTGCGGTGGATGCCTATCCGATCAATACCAGCTGTGCGGAGTTCGAAAAGTGGTGTGACAAGGAATGGCCCTTCAGCATAGGCTATGGGGCCTCGTATCGGGGTTTTGTTCACATCGGTATTCGTGCTGGACGCCCCAAGATTCGTTGGGACTACTAACAAAACAAAGGATTATCACTCATGGCAAGCATTACTACCGGAGGCAGCACTACTGCCTTATCTTCTGTCGCTCAAAGTCTAACTAACGTGTTTGAGGTTGGAGTTTCACGCGAACTTGCTATTGGAGCAACAAGTGCTAACCTTGCGTTGACTCCTACCTGCCGTTTTATTTCAATTGCTACAAGAGCAGGCACTCACGTTCATTATGCTATTGGTGTAGGCACTCAAACAGCTACTACCTCTTCGCATTATCTGCTTGCAAGTGAACGGCTTACCCTTGCTGTTCCTCCTAACGCCAACATTGCAGTTATTCAAGGATCTGCTTCTGGTACATTACATATTTCGGAGCTTACCCAGTAATGGCACGAGCAACTGAGGAGGACTTCAGTGAACTCCACGGGCTCGTCACTACCGAACTTATTGCCCGTATCAAAAGTGGTGAAGCAACTACTCAAGACCTTAAGGCAGCAGCAGACTGGCTTTCCAAGAACAACATCACAGGTGTCCCCGTCATTGGATCACCTTTGGCATCGTTGTTTGCAAGTATGCCAGAACTTGAACTTGAAGACGTTCAATCCGCAATCCGATGACATGGATAGCACAGTACGCAACGCCATTGCTTCTGCTGCACTTGGTTTGTTTGGTTGGCATTTGGTTACCCTTCATAACATTGCAAAGTCTGTTGATGTTCTGGTGGAACAGATGACGGTTAGTAATAGCCGTATTGAACGCCTTGAGAACTTTGTTTATTTCAAGGAGCCTCCCAATGCCGAAAAGCCCTAAGCCTGGTGCTTCTGCTGCTTACTATGCCAAGAACCCAAAGGCAGCAGCAAAGAAAGCAGCATATCAACGAAAACTGAATAAGGATCCTGCTGTGAAAAATGCCTCGGAGGAGCGATGGACGGAACGTCGCCGCCGGGGCATTGCTAGCAAAGGAGGTCCTGATCTTAGCCACACAAAGAAGGGTACGATGGTCTTGGAATCACCCAAGGCCAATCGTGCTAGGAATGGTCACAACGGCAAGAGTACCAAAAAATGAACAAAGGAAACGCCAAGTCCCCTGGCCTCTACGCCAACATGAATGCCCGTAAGGCAGCGGGTAAGAGTCGCCCTAAAAGCAAAAGCACCGTCTCTCCAAAGGCGTATGCTAACATGAAAGCTGGATTCCCCAAAAAGAAGAAATAATGGCTTACAAGGACCCAGAAGCAAAAAAAGCTGCTCGCAAAGCTTATTATGAAAAAAATAAAGAAAAAGCATACTTGTATAATCGTGAGTATGCACAAGTAAACAAAGAAAAAATACGTTGTTACGTTCGTCAACGAAACTATGGGATTACATCGGTTGAATATAATCGAATGTTAGCATCCCAAAATGGGGTATGCGCCTGTTGTTACACTTCTAGTCCGGGTGGACAACACAACGTTTTTAATGTAGATCACTGTCACAAAACAGGAAAAATTCGTGGTCTTCTTTGTTATTCCTGTAACGTAGGTATTGGTCATCTTGGTGATAATTTTCAAAGCGTATCAAACGCTATCACCTATCTTTCCAAAAATGAACCCCCCATTTTCCCCGGAATATGGAAGCGCATTACCCCACCGATCTTACCTACGAGCTTAAGGCTCTTAGATCCTCCGATGCTAAAAGGTTGTTCAAGCAACAAATTATCGAAAGAGACAATGGGCAATGCAAATACTGTGGTTGCACCAAGAACCTGACTCTTGATCATATTCGACCCAAGTCTAAGGGAGGTCGATATGAAGCATCCAATCTTGTGGCTGCTTGTCAAAAGTGCAACCAAAGCAAGGGCAGTACTGATGTCTTTGACTGGTTCTTGGCACAACCATTTTTTAATCAAGACCTTCTTCAAGGTTTAACATAAAAACTTTTACGTTATCATCATGACTACCACTGCTGACAGCACCACTTACGGCGGCATCTCCAATGCCCCTGGCAAGCGCGAAGAGAACCAACAACGCAACAAGGTCCACACCACTACCAATGTGTCGGGTGGTACCACTACGACCACTACTGTTGCTGCTTCCTACGGTTCTGCCGCTACCGTATTGGCTGCTAACCAAACTGTTGATACTGCCGAGGCTGCCATTCGTGTTGTGCGTCGTGCTCGCACCAACCCCAGCACCCTTCCTACTGCCAAGGTTACCGGCACTGTGACCCGTAAGGAGACTGGCGCCATTGCTACCTTCGGCACCCGTGTGAACGGTTCTGGTTACACCCCAGGCACCTACACCAACGTTGCTCTGAGTGGTGGTTCTGGTTATGGCGCTACTGCCGACATCACCGTTGGTACTGCTGGTGTTGGTACAACTGTGACCGCTGCCACCCTGAACCGTCCTGGTCAGTGGTACACCACTAGCGATACCCTGTCCTGCCAACTGATCGGTGCTGGCACCCTGTTCGCTCTTCCTGTTGCTACCATTACCCAAGGCTGATTATCATGGCTCCTAAGAAACCTACCGTTACCAGCAGCAGCACCCGTTCTGCTCGTATTAAGGGTGGTAGCAACCCTGTGGTAACCAAAGGGGAAGCCCGTACTCGTGCTGCCCGTACGTCCCTTGGTCCTGCCCCCAAGCAGCGTCCGATGGCTACTGGTGGCACCAAAGGCCCCCTTCAGGGCGGCACCCGTACTGCAAGTGTGGTAAAACCTTCCGGCATGACCATGTCCGGTGATCGTGGTGCTGCCATCAAAGGTGCTGGTAACCCTGCTGGTCCTCGCGCACCGAAACCTGCCTTCGGTCCTGTTCCTACTGGTCCTTCCGAGAGACGTATCCGCAGCATGGAAGCTGGCCCTGGCAAGGTAAGGGCTGGTATGGGCGGTGGTACTACCCTCAGCAGCAAGCCTGGTGCTAATGCTGCTGGGGCACAGGCTGCTAAGGATGCTGCCCGTATGGGCAACCGTGCTGCCAAGGGCTACGGCAAACCTGGCAAGATGGAGGCAGGCATTCGCCGGGCTGCTGGCATGGGAATGACTGCTGCTCGTATTGCACGAGGAGTAACCCCTGCTGGTGTTGCCTACGAAACCCTGAAGGCTCGTCCTACCGCTGCTGGCACTCTGCCTCCTGGCAAGTTTGCCAATGCTCGTGACCTGGCATTTGCTAAGGCCAAAGGCATTAAGGGCAGTCCTGTCCTTGGTGGTAAGAAGTCTGTTGCTGCTTCCTTTGACTCCGCCTTCGCTGCTGCCCGCAAGGCTGGCAAGGCTACCTTCACCCATAAGGGTAAGAAGTACAACACCAAGATGGCGTAAGATGGCACCCGCAAAGAAGAAGGGGGTGTCCCTTTCTTTGGGTCGTGGTGAGAAAAGCCCTAAGGGTGGCCTCACTGCAAAGGGTCGGGCCAAATACAACTCTGCCACTGGTAGCAATCTGAAAGCCCCTCAGCCGGAAGGAGGACCTCGTAAGAAGTCCTTCTGCGCCAGGATGGGTGGTAACCCAGGCCCGATGAAAGACAAGAACGGCAAACCAACCCGCAAGGCCCTTGCCTTACGTCGTTGGAAGTGCGGTTAGCGTAGCGTTACGTCTAAGACACCCAGGAGGCTCTCAGAGGGGCCTCTCTTCCTTTTCGGGCATCTTCCCCTACCCTCATGACCAAAACGCCTCACAGCCCATCCTCGTTGGAGTCAAAACAATGTCCAACATGTCAACAAATACTACCGTTTGCTGAGTTTTGCTCAAATAAACAACGTTGGGACAATTTGAGTTATGATTGTCGCACATGTACGTCTGTCAGAAGCAAAGAAAACCACCAACGTCTCAAGCAGGATCCACTGAGGTACAACGAGTATCTTGAAAAAGAAAGAGATCGTCACCTGAAACGCAATTTTGGTATTACGTCCAAAGACTACGACCAGATGCTAACTTCTCAAGGTGGAGGTTGTGCCATTTGCGGAACTACAGTATGTGCATCCGGAAAATCGCTAGCCGTTGACCACTGCCACAGAACTGGCAAAGTGCGGGGACTTCTTTGTAGAGACTGCAATCAAACTCTTGGAAAATTTAATGATGACCGAAACCGTTTCCTCAAAGCAATCGCATATCTCGATCGAGCAAAAACTTAAAAACGATTTTAGTTTATTTCTTAGGTTATTGTGGAAGTCACTACAACTACCAGAGCCTACTCGTGCTCAACTAGCAATGGCTCGCTATTTGCAGCATGGGGGAAACCGCATTCAGCTTCAGTGTTTTCGTGGATTAGGAAAAAGTTGGGTAACTGCTGGTTTTGTTTTGTGGACACTTTTTGTTGACAAAGACAAAAAGATTATGGTTGTATCAGCTAGCAAACAACGAGCTGATGATTTTTCTATTTTTTGTCAACGGTGTATTCTTGAAATTGACTGGCTTGCTCACATGAGGCCGGTTGATGGCGACATGCGGTGGTCTCGGGTTTCTTTTGATATTACTGGGTGTAAACCTTCTCAATCTCCATCCGTAAAAAGTGTCGGCATCACAGGTATGCTTACTGGTTCTCGTGCTGATTTAATAGTAGCCGACGATATTGAGACGCCCGCAAATTCAGCTACAGATATGATGCGAGAGAAACTGCTTCAACTTATTACAGAGTTTGAATCAGTATTAACCCCTAAAAAAGATAGCCGTATCTTATTTCTTGGAACTCCTCAATCAACCTTCACGGTGTACAAAACCCTCCACGAGCGTAAGTACAAACCGATGGTATGGCCTGCCCGCTACCCCAAAAGCATGGTGGGCTATGAGGATGTCCTTGCCAAAGAACTGCTTGCTGACATCAAACGAGAAGGCCTCAGCAACCTAGCCTGGAAACCAACCGACAGCCGCTTCTCGGAAATCACCCTTCTGGAACGCGAGGGCAGCATGTCTCGCAGCAACTTCGCCCTTCAGTTCCAACTTGACACCACCCTCAGTGATGCTCTGAAGTTCCCTCTGAAGCTGAGTGACTTCTCCGTCTTGCCCCTGGACCTAGCAAAAGGCCCTAGCGACATCATCTGGGGTGCTGACAAGGAGACCGTGTTGGATCTGCCTGCTGTTGCCCTGCCTGGTGACAAGTGGCACAGACCCAAGAGCGTGTCTGAGTTTGTTCCTTACGGGGAAACCATCGTGGCCCTGGACCCCTCAGGCCGAGGGAAGGACGAAACGGTGGCAGTAATCCTGTCACAGATCAACGGCTTCATCTTTCTTCGTGACATCTTCGCCTCACAGGAAGGCTACTCCGATACCACCCTCAGGGAGGTCCTACGCCGTGCCAGACACTACGGTGCTACCACCTGCCTGGTGGAAAGCAACTTCGGTGATGGTATGGTGGTGGAGCTGCTGAAACGACACGCACAGGAGATGAAGGTTGGTATGTCCTTTGAGGAAGTCCGTAGCAACACCATGAAGGAAGCACGGATCATTGACACCCTGGAGCCTGTCCTGAACCAACACAAACTTATCATTGACCAGCGACTCATCAGCTGGGACTATGAGAGTAACCAAGACATGGCACCAGAGGATCGCCTACCACGAATGCTGGCCTACCAACTCACCCGCCTCTGCCGTGAGAAAGGGGCCGTACGCCATGATGACCGTGCCGATGCCCTGGCCCTTGGTGTGAAGTACTTCCTTGACATCCTGGCCATCAGTGCTAAGGAGGCCATGATCGCCCGCAAACGGGACGATTGGAACGTCATGCTCACCGCCTTCCTGGACAGCCCACAGGAGGCCACAGATGCCCTTGTCTTAGGCACCTCCTTCCGAGACAAACGCCAAAGCCAAAACTCAGTCCCCACCTGGGTCTGATAGGGGGGTCTACTATCTTACGGGAAGGGGGGAACCTACGGAGGGGGGATGGGAAACACACAACCAAAAGAAGAGAACACCACCAATAGTACTATGGTTAGCGAGCGAAGCGAGCGGTAGCATCGCAGAGGTAACACGAGTGGGAACCACTCAGTAATCCTCCGTCGATGCCGACCATAAATAACCATAGGGATGTGATTACTACTAGTAATAAAAAGAAATAAAACACAACCATAACACAACTAAAAGGCGTCCTAGTATCCGTCATAACACGCCATAGCTGTAAGGGGAAGGCCTTGGTGGATAACTACTACCCAGCCTTCTCATTCGCTATTCGCAAACACCAATCATTCCGCATGTCTCAGACACACTCAGCCAAGCTTATCAGCATCACACCAAAAGCAGAAGAACTTATCGCCTACTGTGCCAGAGTCAGTAATCCTAAGAACCAGGAGAACCACGACACAGCACCTAGGCTGCTACGGTATTGCATCACCAATGGTCATTGGTCTCCCTTTGAGATGGCTAACATGGTGGTGGAGATTACGACTACCAGAAGCATCGCACCACAGATCCTTAGGCACAGATCCTTCTCCTTCCAGGAGTTCTCTCAGCGGTATGCCGAGGTAACCCTAAGACCAGAGCTGCCAGAGATGCGGAGACAAGACACCAAGAACCGTCAGAACAGCATTGGTGATCTTGGTGATGATGTGGTGAGTCGGTGTGATGCTCTTACTGCCAGCAGCATTGCTGTTGCCATGAAGACATACCAAGACCTGCTCAGTATGGGTGTTGCTAAGGAGTGTGCCAGAGAGGTGTTGCCGTTGGCTACGCCTACCAAGTTGTTCATGAATGGGACGATCCGTAGCTGGCTTCATTATGTGAACCTCAGGTGTGGTAATGGGACACAGAAGGAACATCGGATGATTGCCGAGCAAATCAGAACCCTCATGCAAGAACAGCTACCCTCCGTTGCTTACGCAATGTGGCCGCAGTTGCAGTGGCAGCAGGATGACTAGGCCGCCCTAAGCGGTCGGTATGTGGCCGTGAGAGAGGGCTAGGAGCCTCTCTGAGGTGCCTGTGGGGGTTAGTGGGTGTCCTTGGAGGGTCCCCTCGGTTGAGGGGCCTTCCAGGGGCTTCTGGGTGGGTCCTGTGAAAAATGACAGAAATTTCTCAGGTGGTTACGCCTGTGCGTCGGCGGCCCAATCCCCCCATCGGGGTCCCCCTGGTCAAAAAACAGGCCCGCCCGCCCAGTCTGTGTCCAATCCGCGCCATGGCCCTGTCCAATCCTGTCCAATCCGTTGGCCAGCCCAGTTGTGGCAAGGGTTCTCGGGCCTTGCGTACCTGCTAAGACCACAGGTACGCGGGCTTTGGCCAGCCATTAGGACCCATACCACGGTTCGGCAGTGTGGATTAGGTGGCAATACCACGGTAAGTACGTGGGGTTAGTGTGGTATGTATGCTCTTATTATCTGTGGCTCGGTACCCTTTGTTAAGCTTTGTTACAGACCCTTGCCAACCCTGCCAACCCTGTGCCCATAATGAGCGAGTCAACCACCGACACCGATCAATCATGGCTTGGGCAATCATGCGGGCTACCACCGAACAGGATCAAATCAGGACCCTAGAAACCCTTAGGGGTACGTTTGACACCTTGGCCGCAGCTGAGGCGCAAGCATGGCAGCTGGAGTGTGATGCGTATGATTCAGCTGATGCTGATACCTCATACAGTGTGGTTTGGTCCTACGATTGTTTCAAAGTGTGACAAACGGGCCCAACTCGGGCCCAATCCTGCCTAAGCTAAGCAAGCCAACCCCATCACAAGCCAAACCAATGCAAGCCCCAACCTTCGAAGTCCAGACCTATCGCGGCATTAGCCTGGGGTGGGTCGCTATCGGCAATCGCTACCACGCCAGAGCCTACGCTGAACGGCTGCTAAGCATTCGGCGCCGGGTTGACCCGTGGCGCTACTGTTACCGGGTCGCCCAGATCGGTTAAGACTTGTTTCAGTTCATCGCCTACCCTAAACAAGCCCAGACAGGCACAGACTAGGATAGGCGAGCCAATCACAACCAACCACCCCAAACCAATGGATTATCACGACCACAGCCCACAGCAGATCCGCGATGAGTTTGCCGAACTCTGGCAGGATGAGGTTATCGGAAAAGAGTACCTATTGCGGGCTCTCTCAAACTATGTCAGCACTGACATCCTGGCTCAGTTTATGGATGACCTAGCCCATGGGAGGATCTGATCATGTGGTTTGATCGTTTCGATGTGTGCATGGCTCATTATGTGTTTGCCAGCCTATGGCATGGTGGGCAAGGATCGGCAACCTATGCAAAGTTTGCTCAACTTGATCGGGTCCGATTCTCTCCTAGTGTTTGTTTCTCTGGCTTGCCTAAGGATCTGGACGACAATGCTAAGGAGATCTATCGGCAGCTGGTAGTTGCTAAGTGTGGCATCCACTCAACTCATCCTAGGGAGAATTGAGCATGGCTCGCGCAGTGACCCGCAACATCTCTGGCATGTTGCAGCTGGCCTCACAAGCCGACATCTTGGCAGGCCTTGATTGGTACAAACGGGCCCACACACTAGGGGTGAGACTGATCCATGCCTACAATGGGCTGACCTTAGGGCAAGCTGTGGGAGTGATAGCTGCCCTCAGTCCTAACAACAAATGGACCCGCAACTGTACGGATGCTGAGGCGATGATCAAAGCCTGGCATATGGGCGCCGACCCTATGGGCGTCAAGGTGTGTACGTTCAATCATAACAAGGCTAAGGCGGCTGCCATTCTTGCCTTATCGGATGCTGAGGCTACCGGGGATGCGGATGCTATCGCTTCAATCCTGAATGGCCGTAAGGTGGTCGCATTCTATCGCAGCATAATGGGCGATCCTGATGCTGTTTGTGTGGATGGTCACGCTTATGCCGTTTGGATTGGCGAACGTATCCCAACAACTCAGACACCTAGCATAGGTGTTAAGTTGTACGCTGATATTGCCCGAGCGTATCAGTTAGTGGCAAAGCGTAGTTTCAACCTGTGCGGTGTTACGCTTAGCGCAACTCAGGTTCAAGCCACAACTTGGGTAACCTATCGGCGCCTCTTAGGTTACAACTAATCCACCCTATCCTACGGAACCATGATCACAGACCCCATTATCCGCATCACTAAGGAGATCGAAACTCTACAGCATTTCGTAGACTTCGGATGGTATCTTGACGCGCCAACCGATAAGGTACGGGCTAAGACTGCCATCCAAAATCTTAAGGAGCTTGTTTTCATGCTCCAGAGTGAGGCCCCATGATCGCCCTTAATGCTTGCCTGCTAGTCCTACTTGTTGGGCTGATCAGGTTCCGCAACCACCTGATGCGGTGAGGGTAACAAACCAGCAAGCCACCCTATGGTGGCAGGAATCAGGACAAAACCTCACCCAATGTCTGAACCTAGCAGTAGCCTACGCGCTACGGATTGAGAGGGAGAAGATAAGACAGAGGAAAACAGTTCCTAAGTCTGACCGACCCTATCGCCTGCCCTATGTCATCAGATGAGGTCCCACCTGGGGCCTTTTTTGTGCCTACCGGCCTGGCCTCCTGGCTCCGCCTTTCACAAGCCGCTTTGGGGACTTTTGACTTTTGACTGTGGCCATCTGGTTCTGTGCTATGATTCCAAGGCCCACCACCCCAAAGGAGGAGCCACCATTGTGACCACCCAAACCAAGGACCGCCCCGACAGCGGGGACAACGACCCTCGCCAGGTCATGTTTGGCAGGATCCTTGCCAAGATTAAGTATGGGGGCAGCGATGCCCTCAGCACCGCCGAACGGCTTGCTGTGGTTGAGATCTTCCGGGCAGCAGCCATCACTGCT